ACAATTACCATTGGTGCATAAAGTCATATCATTGCGGCCAAAATGGGGATTAGATTTCTCTATGGATTATGTTGATAGAGAAGGCAATTGTTTTGAAGTCTTACATTGGGAGTATGATGGTTTTGATTGTGAAGAAGTTCAAGCATGTAAGTTATTAGTACAAGCAAAATTTGCAACTATAGATTGGGATGATGCTGCCAAAGAAATACTTAAGCATAAAGATGAATGGTATCATTTAGACTTTTTTGCTCAAAGTGATTGGAAATGTAACTACTTTGGTGTACCAAAAGAAAGATTTAAAATGGTTAGTTGGAAATGAGTAAATAATGTTAGAAACAATTTGTGATACCTTAGTTGAAGCTTATAAACGCAATTGGATTACTAGTCGTGATGGCAATGTAAGTATTCGTCATCACGACCGTGACCACTTTTACATTACACCTAGTGGTGTTCGTAAGCAAACATTGCAGCCTGATCAATTTAAGAAGATAGGTATTAATAACGGTCCCTATGAAATTCCATTTACTAAAATTAGTGCCAATCTAGAACCAAGTGGTGAATTACCCTTACATTTTGGATTGCAAAAACAGATGGGACAACACGCGGAGGATGTAAGAGTTGTAGTTCATCTACATCCTACTTATTGCGTAGCTGCAATGCATCGTGGTATTGAGTTAAGTAGTCTTGCAAATGATTTTCCCGAACTTAGTCGTTATACAAAAGTAGCTAAGAATGTAGGAGATGTTCCGCCTATTAGCCAAGAACTTGCTAATTGTTGTCACGAAAATTTATGGCTTAGGAAAGACGGTACAATTGGTTTTGACATTGTAGGCATTAAAGGTCACGGTGTAGTTGCTATTGACACGAGCCCTTGGAGGGCATTTGAACACATTGAACGATTAGAACATATTTGTCAAATCGTATTAGCATCGGGAAAATATTAAAATGAATAAATTTGATAATGCACATATGCAAGCAGCAGAAAGTTATGCTGCTTTATCATCAGCTAAACGATTAAAGGTTGGTGCTGTTGTTGAAAAAGATAATAGAATTATATCTATAGGATACAACGGCACTCCTGCTGGTTGGGATAATAATTGTGAGAATGAAATATATGAAGAATCGCAGTATATAATAGATCCGGGTGGTCCGTTACATACTATGGGATCATATAGATATGAGACAAAGCTGGAAGTTATCCATGCTGAAATGAATGCTATCGGTAAGCTAGCTCAGTCTAATGAATCCGGCGCAAATGCTACAATGTATATTACCCATGCACCTTGTTTTGATTGCGCAAAGCTTATACATATAGCAGGCATTAAAAAAGTATTCTACAGGAATAGCTATAGAAATAATGATGGTATAGAATTTCTAAATAAATGTAACATTGAATTGGAGAAAATATGACGAATAAAAAACGAATTGGATTGACTTGCTCAACTTTTGACTTATTCCATTCCGGGCATGTCATTATGCTTGAAGAGGCAAAACGTCAATGCGATTATCTAATTGCAGCGATTCAAGTTGATCCAACGCTTGATAGATCAACTAAAAACAAACCTGTTCAGTCTATTATTGAAAGACAGATTCAGGTATCGGCATGCAAGCATGTTGATGAAATTATAGTATATTCGACAGAAAAAGAACTTGAAGATATCTTTATGGCTTTACCAATTGATGTTCGCATCTTGGGTGAAGAATACAAAGATACCGAATATACCGGCAAAGAGATTTGCATAAAACGTGGAATAGAGTTATATTTTAACAAACGAGATCACTTCTTCAGCTCATCTGATTTACGTCAGCGAGTATTTGACGCAGAAGCTAAGAAAAGAGGAGCACAATGTCTAGAAAAATCTATGAATGCGTCGAATGTGACGCCGTCTTCAAGATAAGTCACACACTTGACGAAGATTACTACACAGTAACTAACTGTCCTTTCTGCGGAGCAGAGATGGAAGATAAAGAAGAGGATGACGAAGACTTGTCCTAAATGTGGTACTGCTCATATCAAGCCCGGAACTTTTTGTTCTCGGGCTTGTGCCAATTCCAGACAATGGAATGAAGAGCAAAAGAAAGTCTTTTCAGAAAAGCAAGCGGCATATATGTCTCGCGAGGAATCCGAAGAGCATAGATACAAAAAATCTATACAAACTCAAATGCTACGAAAAGCTGGCATTATGGGGCCCGGCGAAATAGCTGAAGACGCCGAAGATATAATGACAAATCCCGACGATTACTTCTTTGTTGCACCGAGGGACGAGGGCGATAATTTTTCTGATGGAAACGACTATTGGGAAACTGTATAAATACTAATTTAATATTGGTATTTAGATGTGGTTATATAAAGAAACCCCCTTAGAGACTATTCCAGCTGATGCGTATGGTTATGTGTATTTGATTACCAATACTGTTACGAATCGCAAATATATAGGTAAAAAGTTATTTTGGTTTCGCCGGACAAAGATTGTTAAGGGTAAGAAGAAAAGATTAAAAGTAGAATCAGATTGGAGAGATTATTGGTCTTCATCTGATGAAGTTAAAGCTGATGTAGAAAAACACGGCGCAGATAGTTTTATTAGAGAGATACTGCATATATGTCCTAACAAAGGATTGTGCAATTATTTAGAAACAAGAGAACAAATGGATAGACGAGTTTTAGAAACAGAAGATTACTACAATGGACAGGTTCAATGCCGTGTTCATAAAACTCATATCAAGAATTTAAAGGTATAAGATGCCAATATCAATAACAGGTGGTACTTTTAGCGGTGGGTTACAAATGTTTATGCCTGCACCCCCATTAACTCCAGTATTAAATTTAGATGCAGCTAATTATTCTGCAATGCCCGCCGATGGTAGTATATTAGATGGCTCAGGCGCCTACACTATTACTGTGCAAAATCCTACACCAAGAATTAGTTGGAATAGTGCAAACGGTGGTGTGTTTAGAGTGACAACGGCATCTACTAATAACTTTTTATCATTTGGTCCAAATTACGGTAGCGCACAAGCATTTACTGTGGGTATGGCCTACAAGTATAATGGAACTACTCCTGGTAGATTACTAAATGCTAATACAGCAAGTCCTGACTTTTTAATGGGATTGTGGGGGTCAAGCGGAGCTAAAATGAATATTGCTTACGGCGATGCTTTTGTTGGCAGTTCTGCGGATACCGCAGATACCGCTTGGCACTTTATATGGTTTACTAATACTGGATCTGCTGGTGCAAGCAAAGCCAAAAGTTATATAGCTACTAGCACAGCCCCAAGCGGAACATACGGTACCGGCGCAACAAACAATGGATTTAGTGGATTGAGATTATTTGGTAGATTTGTAAATTCAACTACTAGTAGTGAACAAGTTGATGCAGATGTAGGATTCGTCAAAGTCTGGAACAAAGAATTATCTTTAGCAGAAATCCAAGCAGAACACGCAACATATAAAACAAGATTTGGGTATTAAAAATGGCAGAAACATTTTCATTTAGCGGCCCGTTTTCAATAACAGGTGGATTATCATACGTAGACGTAACGCCAGGTCAACAACAATATACTGTGCCAGGCACCTATAGTTGGGCCGCTCCTCTAAACGTTATATCTGTATCCGTTGTTTGTATTGGCGGTGGTGGTTCCGGTGCTACTGGTAGTTTTGTTGGTGGCCTTGCTAAAAGCGGCGCCGGCGGTGGCGGTGGAGCTTTGATATGGAAAAATAATATCGCGGTAACACCTGGACAAAGTTATACTGTTGAAGTTGGTGCGGGAGGTAGTGTTGGTTCTAATGGTACGCCGGCCAATGGGGTAGCTGGCCTTCTTAGTAGGTTTACTACTCCAACCAGCAATGTAGTTGCCAGAGGTGGTGGTAGAGGTAGCACGACAGGTGGCCTTGGTGGTAATGCTTTTTTCAATGGAGAGGTGGTGAGTAATATTATCAACGGAGTCAATGGAATTGGCGGTGGCAACGGCGGTTCAGGCGGAACTGGCATAACAGGGGATAATATTTCCGGTGGATATGCTGCTGGAGGTGGCGGCGGCGGTGGATATTCTGGTAACGGAGGAAACGGGGGCGAAGGTCGCCCCGGAACAGAATCTCCTGCCAGTAATGGGTCTGCTGGCGGTAGCAACGGTTCCGGCGGTGGCGGTGGCGGTGGAGGTTCTGGTGGTGCAGGCGGTGGCGGTACAGGGATATTAGGGCAAGGTAGTAGCGGTTTACTTGATGTTTACGGTGGAACTGGCGGAAGTGGCGGTAGTTCTGGCACAGGTCTCCTTGCTGGCGGCAATGGTGGACAGGGCGGATTATATGGCGCCGGTGGTGGTGGTGGAACTTATTATGTCTTTGATTCGCCAAGCTCACCTCCCCGCACGGGTGGCATTGGCCGCAGTGGCGCTGTAAGAATTATATGGGGCTACGACCGATTCTTCCCAACAACAAACACAGCAAACGTGTAATGTGTTAAATCACAATATCATTTTAAGGAGAAAATAAAAATGGAATTATATATTAGAATTGTAAATGGACAACCTTTTGAACATCCTATCTTGGGCGACAACTTTAGACAAGCATTTCCGGATATTGATACTAACAATCTACCGGCGGATTTTGCACGATTTACTCGTATATCTAAACCTGAACCTACTATTTTTAAAGTAGTATCAGATCAACCAACATATCAATGGATTGACGGTGGCGTTCAAGATGTTTGGGAAGTTCGTGATATGACAGCTGAAGAAAAAGCTGAACTTATTGCAAGAGTAATTGCAAATAAACCATTTCCATCGTGGACAGTAAATGAAGAAAATTTAATGTATGTCCCACCTACACCATACCCATCAGATGAATCTAAATTCTATAATTGGAATGAGGAAACTCAACAATGGGAAGAAATAATTCCACCTACTGAATAATTATGGGAATACTCGAATATTTATTTTATGCCTGGTTGATTTATATTGTATACAGCTACATACGGGTAAGACAACAGCATACAAATTTAAATTTTAAATTTCAAAAGGCAATGGATGACATAGAAAAAAGTATTGTCATATGCAATATTGAAACACATAATGATATACTTTATATGTGGGAAAGTGATACTAAAAGATTTGTCACGCAGGGCAAAACAATGGAAGAAATAACAGAAAATTGCAAAAAATATTTTCCTAATAATAGTTTTTTGCTTAAGGAAGAATAGTAATGATTATTACAAATTTTAACAAATTAGGATTTTCAGGTTCTGTTGATATTATAACAGAATACGTTCCACCAAGTCAAACAGAATATACTACTGCTGGAACATATACTTGGATAGCACCAAAGAATGTGAATAATGTTTGTGCTGTTTGCGTTGGAGGTGGCGGCGGGGGTCGGGGAACTACCACAAGAGGCGGTGGCGGAGGTGGCGGTGGACTAGGATGGAAAAATAATATAAGAATATTGCCTGGAAATAGTTATACCGTTGTGGTAGCTACTGGAGGAACTCGTACAGTTACAAATGGTACCGATGCAGGTTCAGGTGGTTCTAGTTATTTTATTGACGGTAGTATAGTGACAGGATATGGTGGCGCCGGAGGAAATGATGCTGGTTCTGGTGCCGGCGGTGGAGGATATCTTGGTGATGGTGGTGGAAACGGAGGTACTGGCGGAGTTGGGGGTAGCTATGCTGCCGGTGGCGGCGGTGCTGGAGGATATTCTGGCACAGGTGGAACCGGCGGTAATGGTAGTAATACTCCATATGCCGGAACTGCGGGGTCTGGCGGTAGCGGTGGGGGTGGCGGCGGTGCCAATGCGTGTAACTCAGCCGGAGCTGGTGGGGGTGTTGGGCTTCAAGGTCAAGGAGGAGATGGTAGCGCCGGATCGGCAGGTGCATCTTTTGGAAACGGTGGTGGCGGAGGAGGAGGCT